CCTTCAGCACCGGCACCCGTGGACGCGACCACCTGCGCCTGTGCCCGAGGTAGTCCCCCCGCCCTTTCCTCAGTCCACACCACAAACAACACACAACACACGGGAGTCCGATTCATATGCCAGACGACACACAACAACACACAGAACCTACACTATCCCAACTCCGATGGATGGAGGGGTGGTTCAGGTTCATGTCAAAGCCAGGACCGAAAGCGTCGATTAACGGCGTGCTTCAGGAGTTCCCTGAAAGCTCACGACTCACAATGGAAAAAGAGTTGGCCAGGATTCAAAGCATGATTGCCGAGCGGTCATAGCTGCGAGATGGAGCAGTTCGCGGTCTGCTAAGCAAAACCGCGCCCCCTTACAAACAACAGGAGCAACACCATGGAAACCGAACAAAACACAGAACTCAGCAACATTAAGGACAAGCTTCTCTGCTACCTACTTGAGGCCGTAGAGGGAAACTTTGGCCACCTGACTGCCGACGAGCGCAGCATCGTTGGCGACCAGGAAACCCTTGACCAGATTCTCGAAGACATCGGAGGTGCATGATGGAACCCTTGACCACCATTTACTTTTGGATGTTCTGTAACCGTCCCGGCAGCGTTTACGTTGGAACCAAGGCGCAATGGGATCTGTGGCAGACATGGCCTGAGTTCACAGGTGAAGACCCTTGCGTGCTGCACGAGGCGATGGTCCTAAACTTTCAGGACGACCGTGCCGACTGGTCATGGTGGCCTGCGGATCACGACTTTATCAGCCCCCTTGAGTTGACACAGCCCAGCGAAGGCACCGGTCCTTGGCCGGTGTCGCTCAGCTTCGATAGCCAAGCAATCGCCAAGGCCATCGGCTGTCCATATCTCTAAGGTTTCTTCCAACCCATGTCGGACCTAACGGCTGGGCTCCGTATTCATAAGTGAGGCGCTCTTGCTTCGACAACCAAACAACAGGACAAACATCATGGCTAACGAAATGCCAACACCAACCATCGACAACTCAAGCACCCTTAGTGACTTGATTTTCAAGTACGCCATTGCAGGTAACCTTGGTGGACTTCGTAAGGTTGAACCGTCCGAGCACAAGGTTCTTTGCTACAGCTATATGTCTGGAAGGCCAGACTCGAACTGCTCTCATTGGATAAAGCCCGGTGATTATGTTGAAGAATACATGCCAGTCATTGACGACGACTTCTTCAGCTTCCAAGACAAAATTCCAACTTCGGCAAAAGCAACCGCGATTGCCATCGACGAGAGTGGGGAGAACGTACCGACTTGTCTTGCATGTGTGTGTCATGAATATGCTGAAACGATACGGCGTAAGTTAGAGCGATGGGTTGACGTGAACATTGGATGGCGTCCTGAATACGGTGGCCCTCAAAATCGTATCGTTGAAGACTTTATTCAAAATGAAAACTTCGACGAACTGTTTAACTACTGCTTCCTTCCATACGGTGAATGCCAGACCACTTGGTCTTGTGACTTTGACCCGCTGCTTTCTGAGTCTTTCGAGCAGTGGTCTACAGTCATCTGGAACAAATGGTACGAGGCATCATTAGTCCAGGTACTCTTGAGCAAAAGAGGACGAACTGGGTCTGAAATATGGGACGGCGAAGACGATAACTTTTGGAATCCAATCATGGATAAACTGAAAGACCATGCGTCAAAGCGGCAGTCTGAGTACCTCGAATGGCAGCGTACATTCTTCCAAGAGTCGGAGAACCGAGAGCAAATCCAAGCCGAGGCCGAGATTCTATTGTGTGCTTTGAGCCGGTTTCGCGCACCCGAGTCTGTAATGAGCCAACTGGTCTCGATTGTTGAGGGCACACCCGAATCATTGGTCAGGCTAATGTCGTGACCAATGTAACCGCCCGACAGGTCACAGGGAATCTCTGAGCGACTCTCGGGGGGTGCGATGCCCCCCACCACCACAAACAACAGGAGCAAGAGCAATGCCCGAACAAGCAACACGGTTATGGGTTCGAGACAATAAGTACGACCTGCATGGAATGAATGTCATGCTGGCCGCTGAGAAGATGTGCAAGTCCCCTCACTGGCTGGACGCGCTCAACCAGGCCCGAGGTCACTGCGAGGTATCCGAGCGCCACGAGTGCAACTTGGCAGCGAAGCTCTGGAAGCGCACGATGGCGTCCGAGGGCAAGTGCGGTGACGCAGGCATTCGGTTTCGCATTCGAGACATGGAGGGCTGGCACTGTAGCGGCAGGGGTGGGCCACGCTACGGCGTCACCGTTTCTGCCCGCAGGAGCACAAGTCGAGGCAGTCTGCTGATGACGATGCTCCATGAGATCGCTCACGTTGTCCACCTATCGGACATGAAGACCCCTGTGGTCAACGGCGTCCGCCGCCCCCATGGGATGGACTTCAATCTCATCATGTGCCACATGGCCAAGATGATGTGGGGATTCCCCCTTACGCCAACGCAGGCAGGCTACTCCACCGGGAAAGGCTACAGCCCATCCCGATGCCTGGAGGAATGGCTGCACAGTGAAATCAAAGCCGAGAACCCACGCATCCTGCGCTGGCTTAACGGCACCAAACACAAACAAGGAGATGAGTGATGAGTCAATGGATTATCAACAAGAAGCAAGGTGGTCACCATGTCATCAAGCGTGACGAGGGTCACCTGCCCATGGTCGCTGACGTGTACGGCACGGACGCAGAGGCACGGCTCATCGCAGTGGCGCCTGACCTGCTGGCTGCGTTGGAGGAGATCGTAGACCTCAACCTGGGCTGCGCCTCGCTGGAGGACAAGCGCAAGGCTGACGCCATCTTTGCGTCTGCCCGTGAAGCAATCGCCAAAGCCAAAGGAGGTGAATGATGCCATGGATTGATGGAGAGTGGGAGGTCTGCAAGGACGAGGACTGGGAGCGCAAGCAGCGCGACACACCCGGCACGCCTGAGTTCAAGGCCGAGATGGAAATAGACGCGGCCACGCACAAACTCGACAAGGCCGAGGCCCGACGCGAGGACGCAGAGGACATCGACACAGACGAGTGTGCAAACTGCGGGCGCGTCGAGCGAGTGGGCATTCTCATCGAGGCAACCAGGCGAGGCTTCGGTCTTGGCGAATGGTACTGCGCACCCAATCAAGGGTGCTGCAAGGAAGACGAGAAGCCCACCAGCACCTTCGACACTCCGAAGGATGCGTTGGCAGCGGTGCTCGCTCTGAGCATGCAGTCACTACACGATGACACAACCGAGGGAGGTGAGTGATGGCTCGTTCATGTGGAAGCTGCTCAATCTGCTGCACAAACATGGAGGTTCCCTCCGTCGATAGCGCGGCAGGTGTACCCTGCAAACACCTAAGCACCTGCAGTTCTAAAGCCTGCGGCATCTATGATACCCGTCCAGATGAGTGTGCGACGTTCAAATGTCTTTGGCTTGAAGGTATGTTTGGTAACTCAAAGATGCGTCCAGATAAGTCAGGTTTCTTACTAAGCTACACGTCAAGTGCGTTCGGTCCAAGCGTCTTAGCCAACTTGATTCGTGAGGGTGCAGATAAGACTACGCTGGGTAAGCAACTGCTCAGCACAGTCCGTGAGCGACTTCAAGGTACAGGCATCAACCTGCTTCTACGCGAAGCCTACAAGCAAACACAAACAAGGAGGTGAGTGATGGAGTTTAGAAGCATGTTCCACAGACGAGTTGTAGAGGACGCGGCACGAGACCTGGGTGTGTCGGTCGATGAATACATCGAGCAGGAAAAGCACTGGGCGAATGAGGACGCACGCAAGGAAACCGAAACTGGTGGTTGGTTTGAATGGCAAGACACCGCCACAGGAGAGTGGAGTGTGTGGCTGAAGGTTTCAGACGGCAAGGACACGCTCGTATCAGCCCGAGGCATATCGCAAGACGATGCGCTTCTCATGGTGCAGGCCAAGACTGCTCAACTTGAAGGAGGTGAGCAGTGATTATCTATGTACTGGACGACGGTGAGACTTTCACACTGACTGAGCCAACACCGGTTGCAGTCACGCCAGAGCAACTGACCCGCATCGAAGGTGGGGAGAAGGTGTTCCAGGTTGTGCCTGACTGGGCCGACCGCCCTGACCCATCGTGCAACTGTGTGCAGTGTACGGCTGCGAGGACTGCGAGCAGGAAGATTGTTGACGCCCAGAACGAGGTGGTGCGATGACCCGCGCAGAGATGCTACAGGCGCTCAGAGAGGCGCACTCGCACGTGTACCGTCAGCAGCACCATGGCAGGCACGAGCAGGACAGGATCGACGCCAAGGCATGGCTGGAGCGCTGGGTGATTCCATCCAACGATCTTGAGCATGACCCGTGCAACTGCGTGCGCTGTACGGCGGAGAGGGCTGCAAGCAGGGACACTGTTGACGCCCAGAACGAGGCCGATGACTTCTTCGTCAACGTAGGCGTCGCTGCGGCTGAAGCATTGAAAACAATAACTAAAACTAACGGAGGTGAGTGATGGGCAGGAAAGAGTGGGCAGAGAAGCGACGGGAGTCTGTGGAGAAAACCCTGGAGTCTGCGGAGAAGCGCCTGAAGATAGCCGCCCTGCCGGGGAATCCAAAAGATTACTCTGCGGGCTGTGTGGGTACTTTGAGAGAGATACGTGCCGCCTGTGTGGGGTTTCTGGACGGCCTTGATACAGCCATGGACGGGGGTGAGCAATGAGCCTTCGCCTTCGGCTATGCCAAAGCAACGAGATACGTCAGGAGCAGGTAATGATGTGCGGCGTTTGTGGAGAGCGTGCCACGGATTTCGACTGGAACCTTTTGGATGACGACCAGCCTCCTTCCAACATGGAAGCGGTGAGTTGGTATAGGGAGAACCAGCCCACTGAATTGGAATGGTTCCTTTGGAAGGTCGCCAACGGTCGGTGTCCAGGCTGCACGCAAGTGTTGTGCAGCGGGCAGGTGCCTGACAAGTACATCAAGCGGTGGGTCAAGATCAACGCAGACACCATCGTGCAAGAAGCAAAACTAAAACTAACGGGGGTGAGCGATGGGTGACATACTTGACACAAGCAACCAACCCGGTGTAAGGTTGGGGGAGGGAGAGAAAAATGAAATGGATTGATTCAAACCACCTGCCGCTGGATTCAACCACGGTCAGTCTTGAGTTGACGCGAGAGATTGAGGATGAGGGCACTGGTGAGGTGACTGAAGAACAGTTGATTACCGTCCAGGGAACCTTCCACCCAAGGGACGATAGCGCAGGCCTCGGCCCACACATTGAGGTCACGGCTGCCCACCGCTTCGACAAAGCCGCTACTTGGTTAGAGGTTGAGCTTGAGGATTGGGAGGTTGACTTGCTGGTCGGCCTATTGCAAGAGCGGATACGGACAGAATCTGACCGTGACATTTGATTTTTATGGCATACTTGACCTACATAGGAACACAAACACAACAGGAGATAGAACTATGAACTGGAAAGACACAATACCATTCATTCCCGTGGAGGCTGGCGTGCCAGTCATTCCAGTGGTCGCAGGCTGCGGTGACAGGCCGCTGCTCTCATTGGGCACCGGGCGTGGCGGCAAGACCATGAAGGTGCTGACCGAGAAGGATGGCCCACTGACAACCAAGGCGACCAACTGGCGCGTGGACTTGGACAACCCGCTGGGGTTCATGTACGCGCTCATGTGGCTGTATGGCCAGCATGCGGGTGACTGCTACTGGGAGCCCTTGTTTGGAGGGCGCGTCGATGTGATGCGTGGGGACTATGACGATGCCGACATGGGCAGGCTTGCAAGCGCAATGAGGCAGACGCAACGGCCAACCAAAGCCGAAGGAGGTGAGTGATGGAAAGAGTAAGAAACCTCAACGGGGAGCCTTACGAGACATCGGAGTACATCACACTGGATGACCGGTTCACAACGGTCTTCAAGCGGCCTGCGGTAATCCAGTTGGTCTGTGATGAGACTAACAACAAGATTCTAAAGACACCGTGGTGGGACAAGAGAAGGTGGAAGAACCCATCGAGGACAACGGGCTTGCTTGAGTGCAAGCACACCATGTCTTGGTTCTACTTGACCATGATTGACGCATCGAGAAAGGATCTCCACCCTCCCAACAGCAAGAACAAGATGAGCATCAACGGCCACATATCAATGGCTCGCTGGGTTCTGGGAATGGTGCAGAACAAAATCAAGCACCTTGATGAGTGCTATCGGAACGGAGCCACTTACGTCAGGCATCGTCAAAACGTCGGAGACGAAGGAGGCAGGGTTGTTGTCATCATAGACCCAGGGGACGAGGTGGAGAACCAGAAGGGTGGCCACAGGATTCTCAGAGCAAAAAAGTATGGGTGGCAGCAATACGAAAAGCAAATCGAAGAAACCATCGATGAGTTGGTTCGCCTGCGGCAAGCACTTGCTGATGGCTACTGCGATGGTGATTCATACCAGGACTCTGGGAACGAATGCGGCCATGGAGGCGAGTGATGAGCAAACCAACAACAGAGGACAACACAGTGACATATGAACCTTACCCACAAATTCGGACACTAAAGGGGCTGAGCCGCCTGGTGTGGGGGATGAACCGTAGCCGAACCTATTCATGCAGGGATGCAGCAAAGAAGGCGCTGGCCGAGCTAAGGGCAGGCGGGCCCTACCAAACACAGGATGAGATTGAACTGGCGCTTATCGCCATTGGGATGAAGTAGTGGCAAGCACACTTGACATACGTCGGATAACAAAGTAACGTAACCAAACCATACAGGAGAATGTAATGGCTGAAACAGTCACCAAACTAAGAAAAGAGCGAAACACAAACCAAAAGCGAGAGTGGACCTGGCCCTCATTTGTAACGGCATGGCAAAGCTCTGAGTCCTATGACGAGGTGCTTCAGAAGCTTGGCTTCGAGGATACACCAAAAGAGCGGAGCTTCATCGGCGTCAAGGCGTCATACGCCCGCAAGAAGGGAGTTGCACTCAAGAAGCTGCCACGGAAGACACGCGCATCCAGGGTGGACTGGACCGGCCTCGCAGACCTCGCAGATGCGGTAGGTCAAAAATGAACGAACTAATCGAATTAGTCCAGATACTTATATACGACGAAAGCCGAATGATCTGTCAGCTTGCCGGTCAGATTGCGTGGATAATATTCCCCATCACGCTTAAGTGGAAAACTGACAAACTCGTCACTCATGGGTACACTAAGGCAAGACTGGAGATGATCTGTGGAAACTACTAAACAGCAAATCAACGAAGCCGAGGGCTCCTACAAGGTGTACTTAGCCATAAAGGGTGATGAGAACCTGAAGGGCAAGTTCAGATGCACCAAGAAGGGTGTCCAGTACTACAACAATAAGAAAATGACCGCGCCCGACTTCTCTGAGATATCAGTGTATCTGGCGAAACACTGGAAGATCATTGTCTCAAGAGAAGACTTGAGGGCCGGAATCATGGCGGCATCAACCCGGATTGAACCAGAACTGATCTACGGAACTCAAATATCAGACGAGTTTCGTGCCAAGGTAGAGCAGTACCTATTTACTAACCAACCGTCATTCAGGAGGTATGACATAACAACAGACGCAGTCGCTATTGCTGTAGACCCGACAGGGTTCGAGCATCAAAAGCGGTTGACTGAAATGAGAGTAGCAAAAGCCCTCAGAGCAAATGGGCTTCAAAAGGTGCGGGTAACGCACGAAGGAAAGAGAAAAATGAGGTGGTTCCCCATCAAGGGAGCCTGAACAACAAACAAACAGGAGAGTGCTGTGGAACTCACATCACAGGAAATCATCGCCCTTACAAAGGCGTTTACCACGAAAGCTGTCTCGCTCGCAAAGCGGGACATTGACAATAACTCTGAAGTCGACGTGAACCTCGTCGTCAAGGTTGCGGGCAAGCTGAAGCGCGGCTCAAAGTCAAAGCCAGTCAAGGCTACCTCCACAATCCCGTGGAAGGTGGCGCTGGCTCTCTTTGCCAAGCGCTCTGGCTTCACCAGGGAGCAGACGGCAAAGGTTCTGCTTGAAGCAGTGACCTTCGCTCTCAGCACCGATAAGGACAAGGAGGCTAAGCTTCTTGAAGAAATGGGTGTTGGGGATGCTCTGGCCATGCTGGACCGCGAGGTCTTCGAGAAGCTGCCCAAGAAGGCGAGGGACGGCAACGTCACCTTCGAGGTTGCTGTGGTCGAGGCGGTTCGTGAACCAATCTTGGTGACTGACCCAGGCGCTTCATTCCTTGGGGAAGGGGAAGAAGTGGCGAAGTAAGTCACAGGGGCCACCGTTACAGCGGGGCGGTGGCCCCACTTTTTTCATCTTTTATGCAGAAAGTTTGTCACGCCCAGCGTGTACTGCACCAGTAACTACTGTGAGGGGGTGTTCCCCTCAACTGACCCAGAGGGTTTTATGTCTACACCTTAGACCGACGAGCACGCTGACGCAGTGAGAGGTGGTTTCCTCGACTCTCAACTGCGTGAGTGGGATCAGTTTTTCGCCCAGCAGGAAGGCATGTGGGTGGTCGAATAGATGCCTTTTTTCAACTTTCTTTACGAACTACGTCCCACTTCAAGATCGAGTGGTCGGATAGTAAGTAGACCATGAGATTTTTCGCTGATGTCTCAACTTTTTACACAGGAGAACATATGCACATGCACACAACCTTCACCTTCCAAATAGACCTTACCTCAAGAGAGTTTGACCTTGTGACCAAGGGTCTTTGCCAAACCCTTAATCCTGAAGCAGAGCACGACGGGCGACTTCAGCGCAAGATTCGCGACGATGTTCCCGAAGCGCTAGTTCTCGCAGAAAAGCTGATGAAGGGAAGGGTTCGAGAAGCTGAATCGCAGACGAACACAGCAGAGGAAAAAATGAGGTCGGCGGAGGAAGCCTTGGCTAAATCGGAAAAAGGACACGAGATCGAGCCGACACATTGAACGAAGCCGATCAAATCGAAGACTACGAACGCATCGACACGTTTCAGCTTGTGTTCCAGATGACGCAGACCTTGGGTGGCCTCCAGAAAGGCAACCACTCCAAGATGGCATACGTCTACGGAACCAGCCGCTCACGGCTACGCAGCATTCTAAATCGCGAAGCGAGAGCCCCGACCCTTGATACTGTGGTGTCATGGATCAGCAGGGTGTATCGAATGACTGGAATGAAGGTCGTCCTCACCATCACCCCTGATCTTAAAATGCACTACAGCATCATAGACAAGGGTGATGATTTAATCGCTGGTGTGATCGTCCCACCAAAAAACAGTTTGTAGCTGGTCGTAAGATCGACTACAGAACGAAGCCCTTTAGGGATTGATCCCCCTAATCAAGTGGGCTCCTGACTGAGCCCACCGGGTAACCGGTGGCGCTCTTTCAGGGCCCGTCAGGAGTCAACCATGTGGATTCAGCACGCAAAAACAGCACCGGTAACAGCAATAGCTGCTCAGCTTCAATACAAACGAGGCAACGGTCAATCCCTTTCACCCTGCCCAGGCTGTGGCCTTTTAGAGCGAGGCTCTCGCGACAAGAAGCGTGGACCCGTTGGGTTCAGCCGATCAGAAGTAGCGTGGCAATGCCACCAGTGTGGAGCCAAAGGTGATGTGGTTGACTTCGTTGCTCACCATTATTTCCAGCAACCGCTTCGCAATCTCAAGAGAGAGGAGCAGTCAGTTGTGCGCGACTGGTTTGCTGAGCAGGGATTCTGCACGCCATCGGGGGTTCCGTCCCATGTGCAGCCAAACCCAGCCAACAGGCCACAAGTAAATCCGCCAGCGACAAAAGGATATGTTCGCCCACCAGAAGAAGAACTCGCAGAGCTTTGGTCTCAGACCACCACGATTGAGGCCGCGCTGGAGCAGCCTGCCACCTGGAGCAACCGGCTTAGTAAGTGGATCATTGGGAGGCGCTTTGCGCCAAGAGTCCTAGACAGCACGGGTTGCGTTCGGGTTCTTCCGATCCCGGCAGAGTACAGATACCCAGAGTGGTTTCCTCACCAGTGGGGAGGCATCTACAGGATTGCAGCGCAGTGCTTTGAGCCTGATGGAACATTTGCAAGCATCCACTGCCGAAGCGTGAGCTACACCAAGGGGCGCCAGCCGTCTGGCTCCAAGACTCGGTGGCCCTCTGGCTACGAGGCCGGTGGATTGCTGATGGCCAACGAGAGCGCCCAAAGGCTCATGAGGCAAAAGCCTGATGATGGCCTTGGCGGATTGTTGATATGCGAAGGCATCACTGATTTCATGCGTGCATGTGAGCAGTCTTTTCGAGAGTCCCTGAACCTCGCTATCGTGGCGGGAACCTCAGGAAGCTACAAGGCCCTCTCTAAGATCAATATTCCGACTTCGATTAAAATCTTTATAGCAACAGACACAGATGATTCCGGTGATGAATACGCATCAATAATCTGTGATCAACTTCCCCAACACACGCTTTACCGCGTACCCCTGGAGCAACAAAATGGCTGATTTGGATGAGGTCCTTGCCGCTGGACAGACTCGACTTGCAGACTTGTTGAGTATCGCTGAAGCTCAGAACTGCATCAATCAGCAAGAACAGCCCAGTCGAGAAGATGAACTTACAGAGAACGAGTCCGATAACCGAATCACCAACCTGCTCGACCAGTACATGGATCGTAATGGCCAGCCGTCTGGCCGGTTCCGCAAGAACAAGAACAATCTGTATGTCATCTTGCGCCGCGACCGTAGATGGCGTGGCCGGGTCTGGCTCAATAGTTTTACAAATACGCTGAAGATTGACGAGCGCGATTACCGGGACACGGACGACACGCGCATTGCCCTGTGGATCTCTCGGTCGTATGGCCTTGAGTTTGGGGAGGCGGCAGTAAGCTCAACGGTACAGCTTATTGGTGAAGAAAACAAGAGAAACCCCCTGCTTGAATGGCTGGACTCATTTCAATGGGACGGTGTCAATAGGATCGGCTCTTGGATTGTAGAGGCCACCGACTGCGACGACACGGAACTCAACCGCAAGATGGGGGAGAAGTGGCTCATACAGGCCATAGCTCGCGCCTACAGCCCCGGCTGTAAGGCAGACTGCGTTTTGATCCTGGCAGGCGCCCAGGGCGCAGGCAAGAGCACGTTGTTCCGCACACTTGCAACAGATGAGTATTTCGCTGATACGCCTCTCGATATCGGGTCTGCAAACTCGTACAGCCAGATTGCACGGGCATGGATCTATGAGGTGGCGGAGTTGGACTCTGTTCGGCGCTCAGCCAACAGCGCAACCAAAGCTTTCCTTAGTGCACAAGAGGACAACTTCAGGCCCGCTTATGGCCGCCACGCGATCACCCTAAAGCGCCATGTTGTCTTTGCCGGGACGACCAATGAGTCACAGTTCATCAACGACATGACGGGGTCGAGACGATACTGGCCAATCAGAGCCAACGAAGTGAACCTCAACTGGGTAAAAGAAAACCGAGACCAGTTGTGGGCTGAGGCCATTGTCGCATTCAGGAGTGGTGAAGTGTGGTATCTCGACAAGAAGTTTGAGGAGGTGCGCCACGATTCAAGCAGGATCTATCGCCAAGACGACCCGTGGATGGAGCCTATAACCAACTTCTTAATGCTTCAGCATGGTTATATAACTATGAATATGATTATGGAAGACGGGCTAAAAATAGAGCGGGCAAGGATGAATAGGCGAGACGAAATGAGAGTGTCTGAGATACTTAGAGAGCTTGGGTATGAAAAGAAAAGGATGAGCCTTGGTGGAAAAAGAAAGTATGTATGGGCAAAAAATGAACTACTAACAATGAAAAGTAAGGAAGCATGATGATAAAATCAGCACTAGGTGGGGGCATGTTTCTCAAGCCTGGATATAATAATGAAGACGATGTTTTAAATAGATTCAGAATACTAAACCCTGAATACAAGATGGCGATCGGACTCCGAGAGCGGGGCAAGTACATCGCACTGCCTGACAAGTACATCAACGCATGTCACAGAATCCCGTTCGAGCACCCGTGGGGAGGCGGCCTTGCCGTCCCAAGGAAGGCGGCCACGCAGATGGATCTTGGCGCGTTCACTGATGTCAGAACCATTCCGCATGCCGAAAAAATCAACCTCACCGATGGATTCAGCCTGAGAGATTACCAGCAAGACGGGCTCGACGAGTGGGTAAAGAATGATGGCGAGGGCGTGATCATCGCGCCGTGTGGCTCAGGCAAGACCGCCATTGGGCTTACTGCGGCCACGGTCTACGACACCAAGTGCTTGGTTCTTGTTCACACCAACGATCTCGCGGTACAGTGGATGAACAGGTGTCGGTCTATGCTGTCCACGGAGGCGTCCCAGTATGGCGCAGGTAAGAAGGATGACTCGGGGCGGGTTGTCGTCGCAACTTTCCAGACTCTCGAACGAATGTCATTTACAGAGCGGTACAATTTCGGGAAGCAGTTCGGGCTTTGTATCGTTGATGAAGCACACCACGTTCCGGCGCATACGTTTTGTTCGGTCATGTTCTGCATGCCTGCGCGACACCGGCTGGGCCTAACGGCAACGCCAGATCGACCTGACGGCCTTACATCAATCTTGTGGTGGCACTTTGGCAAGGCCGTGTACGAAATCACTAATGCACAACTGGCAGGCTCTGGGCACGTTGTTCCGCCCCGGATTGAGTGGTTCTTCACCGACTTCATGGGCCCCCTCCACAGGGTCGATTGGTCGAAGCTGGTTACATTGATGACTACTGACGAGGACCGCAATAATAAAATCGTAGAGCGCGTGGTTCAAGCGTGTAGAAACAACAGGCAGGTTCTGGTTCTCTCAGACAGGGTTAACCACTGCATTGAGCTTGCTGAGCAGATCAGCAGCTACAATATTGTGGCTGAGCCACTTGTAGGGAAAATGACTAAAAAACAAAGAGCGGAGGTATTGGAGCGTGCGGATCAAAGACAGGTTCAGGTCGTTTGCGCGACCACGGTTGCTGATGAAGGGCTTGACCTACCGTCTCTCGACACGGTTGTGCTTACAACTCCGACAAAGGCTCTGGGCCGAATACAGCAAAGAATCGGACGAGTCATGCGCCCGCACCCTGAAAAGCAAGACCCAATCGTTATTGATTGCGTCGACGATATTGGATCAATGCGCGGATTGGCTCAAAAAAGAAATAAACTCTACACGCAACTCGGATGCCATTAAAATGATTGATGTAGTACAAAGGCTGCCTGTTGGCTGGTCATTAACCGAAGCGCAAGACGGCTGGATCATCTACGACGAGGATGACGAGGTCATTTGCAAAGCACGAACTCCCACCGAGCTACACCGCATTCTAAACATTGAGTTTCAGATAGCGCAGACGTTCGTGGGCATGATGCATGCGATGAAGAATATAAAGCCAGCAGAGGCTTGATCACCTGAGAGAAAGCCCAACCCAATCACGAACCGTCACCTGGCGATTCGTGATGTCTTCAACGGCGACCGCCAACCTCAAGGAAGGGATCGACCTGCCTGACTCTAAGTCCCTTAAATAAGGCACGGAAATGTTTAGGTCCCTCTGGGACAAGGCTTCGTTGATCCACTTGCAAAAAGCAAATCGACTACTGAAGACGGGTCGAGATTCTCGGTAGTTTCTAATGTCCATAAAGTGCCCGGTCAGAATGTGTCCGATAAAAGTGATGGTAACAGCATCACATCATGATACTATCCAATCGTACTGGAAAAACAGGAGAAAACATGAAGAATGATTTGCCCACCATAGGCAGCAGTAGCGTGGGCGCGATACTTGGAACATCGCCGTGGAGCAGCCCATGGGACGTTTGGGCCAGAATGCACGGGCTCACGCAAGGCTCCTCGTCAGCGGCGACGGAAAGGGGGCATATCCTTGAACCGGCGATCGGCGCCCACTACGCCCACCTAAACAAGGTTGAAATCAAAAAAGGCCCAGAGTACGAGGCAACCCCAATCATTGGGCCAGAAGACTGGATGCATGCCAGACCAGACTTTTTCGTTACCTCGGATAAGGGCAAGTGGTTGCTTGAAATCAAATCAACTCGAAAGTTCGATTACAGGTGGGGGGCCCCTGGCACCAACGCGGTTCCACCCTACTACGCAGCGCAGTGTGTCTGGCAAATGGCCGTCACCGATGATGATCGATGTGACCTTGCGGCCTTCGCTACAATGTCAGACGAGTATCGAGCATTCAACATCTATCGAGATAAATCCGTAGAGTCTAAGATCATAGACTACGTTCGAGACTGGTACGACAGGCACATACGCAAGGGTGCCCCACCCGAAGTTGACGGCTCCACAGCATGCTCAAAGTCATTAGCAAAGCTGTTTGAGCAGGAGTCTAAGACGTTCATCGAGCCATCTGAGACGCATTTGGGGTTGGCCGTTAAGCTCAAAGACATAAGAAGACAATGTGCAGAACTCGACGAAGAAAAAAAACACATCGAAAACCAACTCAAAGAGCAGATCGGCACCGCATACGGCATTTCTGGTATCGCCACATGGTCCCAGAGCAAACCTCGGACCCGATTCAACCGATCATCGTTTGAGTCTGATCACCCAGACCTCGCCAAGAAGTACTTAATCAAAGGCGATCCAACAAGAACATTCAGGTTTCAATACACAGGAGAAAACAAATGAGCAACGCACTACACCCAGCACACCAGTTTAGGAGTGTTGTAGAATCAAAAGCATCTGACTTCCTTCAGGCGATGGCCGGAACAGAGGAAGGGTCGAAGGCGGCGGGGCGAGTTGCCCTAGCTTTCCGGCAAGCGGCACAAACCAATGACCGGCTGTATAGCTGTGATCCGGTTTCTGTAGCGCAGGCGGTTGCGCTGTCTGCTATGACCGGCCTAATGCCTGGTGGCCCACTTCCAGACGTTTACCTGCTGCCCAGGGGCAAGAGCCTTCAGTGGCAGGTATCACATCGAGGCTTTGCTAAGTTGGCGGCCCGCAGCGGGGTGCGGCTTCGAACCAAGGCAGTTTTTGAGAGCGACAAGTTTCACGTGATCGAAGGCACAGAGCCGAGCCTGGAACACGTGCCAGACCTAAGCGCACAACAGTCGTGGGACACACTGACGGCGGTGTACGTCGTGGCCCACTACACAGACGGGACAAAAGACTTTGTTGTCATTCGCAAGGCCGACATCGAAAAGCGTCGAGCCAACTCAGACGCCTACAAGCGCAACAAGAGCCAGTCTCCCTGGGGCCAATGGCCAATCGAAATGGCACTCAAGACCGGGCTCCGGTATGCATTTGCACGCGGCATCGTTGCCATGGACGACACAACATCAAGCGCGTATGATCACGACGGAAAGCAGGATGCTCCAGACGAGGACCTCAAGGTCGTTCAGATGAGTGATGTTCCTGAAATGGATTCCATGAATCTCCTGACCGAGCAACTTGACGAGCTTGTAGAGGTTAAGGAGAAAGAAACGTCATTGCTCGAAGATTAGGATAACCAGATGGCTCGCGACTATAAAAAGGAATACCGGGAATACCACAGCAAACCGAAACAAAAAAAACGCAGAGCCGGAAGGAACAAGGCGCGACGAATCATGAAGATGCTTGGCCGCGTCAAGAAAGGTGACGGCAAAGATGTCGATCACAAGGATCGAAACCCAGAGAACAACTCTAAGAAAAACCTAAGAGTTGAAAGCAAAAAAACAAATCGTTCAAGAAAATAATAGGAGACAACAATGAGTCTTTTCGAAGAAGTAGAGCGGGCAAAAAACCCATTTAGCACAAACAGGCCACCCGACGAGTCGAACAAAAAGGTCTCGTTTATCAATCAAACGTCGTCGCTGCTTAACATTTTGAATGAGTTCATTTCCTCTGAAAAGATACCCAGCAAAAAAGCAAAAGACTGCGAAGACTTTAGGTCCAAGCTTGGTGATTGCTGTTGGCCGCTGCATAACCTTCAGGGAAAAGTCACTGAACAAAGCTGGAGATCAATCGTCAAAAACGCCACCAAAGGGATGCTGAAAACAATTCGCAACTCGCAGCCGAATGGCGAGTGGATGCTGATGGATCACGAGGTCAAGATTGACTTTTCAGCAGACGGCATAGAGCGTCTATTCTTGGCCGTAAAGTTCGTCGATATAGACAACACAGAGGAGCTTATCTATAGGAACGGCGCACCGGTTACCACAACGGTAAATGTGAACACCAGCCCGATAGCGCCCGAAGTCGTTGAGGCGCTAACCAGCAGGAACACAGACGACTCGGACCTTAAGGATATGATCAAACAGCTTGTGGTCGCGCTTGGGTCCCAGCACACGAGCAACGACGTTACAGTCAACCCTGATGATCTTGAGCCATACAACGCTGAGGCCGAGCCTGTAAGCTTCGACGATTGATTTACGATGCCGTTGTATCAGTTTGCTTGTAAGGACTGTGGCGCAAAAAAAGAAGTGCTGCAGGCATTTGGGGACCCGAGCCCCACGTGCCTGCAGTGTCTTTCTGAGATGACTCGTAAAATCTGTGCCACTAACTTCAGCTTGAAAGGCAGCGGGTGGGCCAGGGATAACTATGGACTGAAGAATGTCAAAAGTGATTAGGCTGTTCCGCAGGTGTTGCCTTGAGTGCGGATACATATGGTTTGGCAAGCTCGACTGCCCAGAATGTGACGGGGCGGGCGAACCGATAGACATTTAATGGGGTGAAGCGCCACAGGCAGGTGCACCGGGTTGTTGCCCCGGAGGTTGTTGGTTCGAGTCCAACCGCCCCAGCCATCCCCCCTGCCCCCTACCCACGCAATGCAGATTGTTCCTACCGGGTAGGGGGTTTGGGTCTTTAGAGGGGCTCGTCGATGAGCGTGTAGCTGAAGCTGTTGCCCCACTTGGCCTTGGCTGCGTAGCAGATGGACATGAACTCATCGAAGTCTGCGCTATGGCTAAACACCTGGCACCCAGCAGACCAACGATCTACTTGCGTTGAGTCCGCCCCGGCTTTGTGGATATTGATCCCGTAATAGCCTTCAGTAATAGACTGTACGTCAAGATCAATAATGTCATCTTTATTGTCGTCACGATAAGTTTTGACCGTGCCGCTCCTTTGGCAGAGTGCATCATACTTTCCTTGGTGCTTGTCGATCTTCCATACAGACCGGTACTGCCCAGGTACAAGGATAGCAGCCCCACGTACGTTGCTCGGATTCTCAAGCCAATACTTGCCGGGCTCAGTGGTACATCCCCAA